GCTCAACGGCAACGCCTACTGGATCAAGGTCCGCTCCGGCGCCGGCCGCGTCGTCGAGCTGTGGTGGGTGCCGCAGCACATGATGGTGCCGCGCTGGCCGGACGACGGCAGCGTGTTCCTGACGCACTACGAGTACCGCCCCGACGGCGTCTCGCGCTACCGCGTCGAGGTCGCCGATGTCGTGCACTTCCGCTACGGGCTCGACCCGTCGAACGTGCGCAAGGGCCTGAGCCCGCTCGCGTCGCTGCTGCAGGAGATCTTCACCGACGACGAGGCCGCGCGGTTCACGTCGTCGATCCTCAAGAACCTGGGCGTGCCGGGCGTGGTGCTCAGCCCCGGCGACAACACCGGCGCGGTGCCGACCGAAGACCTCGAACGCGTCAAGGGCGAGTTCATGGCCCGCTTCGGCGGCGAACGCCGCGGCGAGCCGCTGATTATGAGCGGCAAGACCACCGTCAGCGTGCTCTCGTTCAGCCCGCAGCAGCTCGATCTGAAGATGCTGCGCATGGTCCCCGAGGAGCGCGTCAGCGCCATCCTGGGCATTCCGGCCGCGGTCGTCGGCCTGGGCGCGGGCCTCGAGCGGACGAAGGTCGGCGCGACGATGCGCGAGATGCGCGAGCAAGCGTACGAGTCAAGCATCATCCCGACCCAGCGGCTGCTCGCGGCCGAACTCGACACGCAACTGCTGCCGGACTTCGGCGATCCGGCCACCCAGGAGATCGGCTTCGACCTGTCGAAGGTGCGGGTGCTGCAGGCCGACGAAGACAAGGTGCACGAACGCGCGCGGACCGGGCTGTCCTGCGGCCTGTTCACGCGCAATCAGTCGCTGCTGATGGTCGGCATGGAGACCGAGGGGCCGGATTCGGATGTGCTGTACATTCCGACGCTGGTCACGCCGACCTTACCGGCTGACCTGCTGGCTCCGCCGCCGATGCTGCCCGCGCCTGCTCCACCCGGCGCGCCGGCGCTCACGGCGGGACAGCAGGCCGAACTCTTGCCACGCGATAACGTCCCGGCCGTGGCAGGCAGTCGCAATGGCAAGAGCGCCGGATGAATCGGCAACCGTGGTGCACGGGCTCAGGACGGCAGGTTGGCGCACCGCACACCATCGGCGGAAGGCTCAGCTCCTGCCCCTCCTGCGGGCGTGCGGAGATTCAGATCAATCGCGACGGCACGCTGCGCTACCACGTGACGATGCTGCTCGAGGAGTTGACGGCACCGGCTCGGTCGCGCGAGAACAAACTCCAGTCCCTGTTCAGCTTCCGTTAGGCCAGGCAGATGGTAGAGCGCGTTCGGTCGATCACGATAAGCATTGAGATCGACACGAACAAAGAGACGGTCCGCCGCGAGTTCACCTCGGTCGATGAAGAGTGGGCATGGCTGATCGACTTCAGCACTGAGCGCGCCTGCATCATCGACACGACCGACGCCCCGGCGTACGAGACGACGGCACTGATTCCGAAGCCCCGGCAGCGCAACTAACCGCTCCTCCCCCTAGCACGAGGTTGCGTTGCCGGACTCTCATCCCTCGTAAGGAGCACTGTCCTTGGATTCACCGACCAAACTCTTTACGCGGATCGAGATCAAGGCCGTCGACACGACACAACGCCTGGTGTCCGGGTATGCCGGGGCCACGGGCAATCTCGATCGGACCGGCGACATCATGGACAAGGGCGCGTTCGACCGCACGATCAAAGAGAACCCCGACGTGGTCGCCTTCATCGGTCACGACTCCTCGCGGCTCCAGGTCGGCGAAGCCATTGAGATGCGCGCAGACGAGCACGGCCTGTTCACCACGACCAGCATCTACAACACCGCCGACGGTGACGCGCTGCTCGAGGTCGCCAAACGGCGACTCGCCCGCGGCAAGACGCTCGGCATGAGCATCGGCTACCGCACCGTCAAGCAGAAGATGGAAAACGGCACGCGGCACCTGCTCGACGTGGACCTGGTCGAGTACTCGTTCCTCGCCTCGCCCGACTTTGCCGCGAACCCGCTGGCGACCGTCACCGGCGTCAAGGCGCGCAAAGCGGCGGGCATCGGTCAGGTCATCACCACCGAGGACTCCTACGAGGACCTGATCGACGACCTCGAAGATGCCGCCAGCCTGGCGCTCGGCGTTGGGTACGTGTGCGTCTGCGCCACCTTCGCCAATCACGTCGTCGTGAGCACGTCCGACCCGAACGACATGGGCGACATGGTCTTCTACGACATCCCCTACACGCTCGATGCCGACGGCGACCCCGAGCTCGGCACCCCCACACCCGTCGATCCGGCCTTCGTCCCCGCGGACGCCAAGGCACGCGCAGCCAAGGAGGCCAGACCTATGACCATTGACACTCGCAGCGTGGCGTGGGACGCCGCCTTCGTCTCGGCGCTGCCGGATAGCGCGTTCGCCCACATCGAAGGCGGCGGCAGCCAGGCCAAGGACGACAGCGATCGCACCGTTCCGCGCAGCCTGCGCCACTACCCGCACCACAACCAGGACGGCTCGGTCGACCAGGCGCACCTCGAGCACGCGATCGAGCACGCCTCGGGCGATATCGCCGGTGATATCGGTTCGAAGGCGCTCGCGCACCTCGCCGCGCACGGCTTCGCCGCCGCGCATGGCGCGGACGCGCACGCGGCCGATTGGGCCGACGGTGCTGCGTCGACGCTGCTGGTCATCAACCTCAAGCTCGGCCAGGTCATCGCGGACGTGGCCGAGGACCGGCGGTCGATGGAACGGCTCGGCATCGACACCAAGAAGGGCGCGCGCCTCAACTCGACGATGCGCAACCGCCTGAAGGATCTGCATTCGAGCCTCGGCCAGATCCTCGACTGGGCCGAGCAGATCGACAAGGGCGACGACGGCAAAGCGCGCGTGGATATGTTCCGCCACCGTCTCGCCATGCTCACCGCCGAAGAGGTGTCCTAAGAAACCTCGCAGAGCACATCGCCCGGCTCGATCCGTTCGTCTTCGTGCAACGCGCGAAGTTCGCGCAGGAACGCTCGGGTAGCGAAGAGTTCGGCAGGATCATCGTCGCTGTACCACTGCGGCTCACCGAACATCTCGGGCCACGGATCACCGTCTAGCAGCGAGTCCAACGCCTGCAGGCAAACGTCAATGCAGCCGTCATCCAGGTTTGCATCGCTCAGCACGATGTGACCTGGCCCGGCTTCAGCAGACGGCCACTCCGTAAGAAAGCGGTCGATTCTCGCCACCCGGCACATCGACACATTGTCTCACCACCAACGCACCCAAACCAGGCCAGTACCGAAGAGGCGCCACGCGGCTAACGCCCGTGAAATGTTCTCCCGCCGAGAACATACGCCCAGCCGATCTCGAGGTCAGCGGCCACCCACCAACGTAGGAGGTCTTCTGACCCATGTCTCTGCAAGCCAAGCGCGGCGAACTCGAAACCCTCAAGGCCCGCGCCCAAGCCATCATCGACCAGTACGGCGCCGGCGGCCTCACCGCCGAGAAAAATGTTGAGTTGACCACGCTCACGACCAAGTGCGTCGAGCTGGCCGGCGAGATCAAGGCCGAACGCGAGCTCGACGAGAAAAAGCGCGACCTGAACAGCCTGGACGAGTTCTTGAACAGCCCGCAGTACAAGGTGCCGCAGGGCATCGGTAACGGCGAGGACGACCAGCACAAGGCGCTCCGCCAGGGCGGCTGGGAAGTCAAGGGCGGCATGATCTACGCGCCGACGTCGACCGGCAAGATGCTGGCGATGTACCCCGAAGAGGTCCTGTTCGGCGAACTGCCGAAGAACGACCCCGACGCGGCGCAGTTCTTCAAGACGACCCGCGGCGCCATGCAGCCCGAGTACCGGCGCGCCTACACCGCGTGGCTGCAGAACCTGGCCAAGGCGCACGGTTCCGAGGCGATGGCGTACACCATGCTCAGCGTCGGCGAGCAGAAGGCACTCAGCGAAGGCACCGATAGCGCGGGCGGCTTCCTGGTGCCGCCCGATGTGCAGGCCGAGATGCTCGTCCGCAAGGCCCAGTTGTCGGCCGTCCGCCGCGCCGGTGCCCGCGTGCAGGCCACGTCGCGCGACGTGCTACGCTACCCGATGGTGCAGGCGAACGCGACCTCCGCGTCGATCTACTCGTCTGGCTTCGTCGGCGGGGTCGCCGGTGAGACGCCGACCGCCTCCGACGTGGATGCCGCGTTCGGTACGTTCGAAGTGCCGATCAAGAAGATCCGTGTATCGACGAAGCTGTCCAACGACTTCATCGCTGACGCGGTCGTCAACGTGCTCTCGTTCCTAAGCATGAACGGCGCGCAGAACATGGCGCTGGTCGAAGACAACGAGTTCATCAACGGTGATGGCACGGCGCTGCACCCGCTCGGCCTCCTGAACGCGGGCATCAGCCAGGTCGACGTGACGGTACTGCCGGTCACGACCCACGTGCTGTCCAACGACACGACCCATCCTGGTCCCCCGAAGGCACTGATCACGCTGGTCTACACGCTGCCGCCGCAATACGCCGAGGGCGCGTCCTGGCTCATGCGCCGATCCATCGAAGGCGCCATCCGCGGCTACGTCGACGGCTCCGGCCGCTATCTGTGGCCTGCGATGATTGCCGGCGGCTTCTCGACGGTGACCCGCGAATTGATGGGTTACCCGATCTTCGGTACGGACTTCATGCCGGCCGACGCGGTCGCCGACGCCAACGTGCTCCTGTACGGCGACATCTCCGGCTACATCATCGGCGAACGCGCCCAGATCACCTCAACGGTGCTCCGCGAGCGCTATGCCGACAATGATCAGACCGGGATTATTTTGTGGGAGAGAGTCGGCGGCGGCGTCTGGAACACCGATTCCATGCGCATCGGCTACGCACACAGCTAATCATGGCCGACACCAAACCCGACAAGGCGACCGTCGCCGAAGAAACCGCGCTCGCCGCCGAGGTCTCCGCCGAACACGCGGAGGCCGCGGTCGCGCAGGCCGCGGCTGACGAGGCGAAAGCGCTCAAGGCCGCGAACAAAGCCACGCCGGACTGTCCACACTGCGGCCACCGGCTACGGGCCGAGAACGACCTGGGCGAGCACCTGCACTGCGACGGCAAGCGGTGCGTCTCGTGCTGCTTCGATCCGGGCGACCCGCCGACGCTGCGCGACCATTTCCCAAACTGTCCGGCTGCCTAGCGCAAGGCCGCAATTCTCCATAGTGCCAACACTATGGAGAATTGCGTTCAGCAGGGGCCGGGTAGGCCCCTTTGTCATTCGCCCCCCAAATACAAAATCTGGAGGACCGGGTAGGTCATGCCACACAACTCACTCGCTGATTCCGTTCTCGCTTCCGTCGACATCGCCTCGCAGATCGCTTCCGCCAACGTCAACGGCACCGTCGTCGACATGCAGGGCTGGGACGGCTGCATGTACGTCTTCAATCTCGGCGCGATGACCACCAACGCGACGTTCGATGCCCGCGTCATGACATCCGCCAATTCGAACTTCTCGGGCAACTCGAACGTCACCAACGCCGCGCTCGTCCAGGTGCTTGCCGCGACCGGCAACACCAATGCGTACATCATCGACGTGTACCGGCCGACGCTGCGGTACCTGAAGACGGCGACACAGCCGGCCACGGCGAATACGCAGTTCGCCAGCATCGCGCTCCGGTATCGCCGCTCGGGCATCCTGCCGCCGACGCAATCGGCTTTGCAGACGGTTCGCATCACCAGCAATTAACTGAGTCGGGGGAGAACTCAGATGACCATCAAAGATCCGCCCGCGTCTCAGGTTGAGGCGCGGGCTGCTCTTGCCGCGGAGTGGGATGTTCAGTCGCCAACCACGCCGGCCGCAATTCAAGACTTCTACCGCACCGCGCGCGGCCTCGGCGACGACCTGAACGCCTGGCACGCGGATACGAACCGTCGCACGTGGACGGACATGCTGGTCCACATCGCCAAGCAGGCCGAGACGAACGTCGTCGTCGATATCGGCTGCGGCGCCGGTCACGACCTGCGCGCGCTGCGCGACGCCGGCGTGCAGGAGCTCTACGGCGTCGAGCCGAACGAACGCCTCGCCGAAGCGCTCGAGGACGACGATATCGTCGTCTACCGCAACGTCAGCTCCGCACCGATCAAACGCGCCGACCTGCTCGTGTGCGTCGACGTGCTCGAGCACGTCGTAGACCCCGAGACCTGGCTGGGCGACATCGCCGCGCGAGCGAAGATCGACTGCCTGCTCTTCGAAACCACGGCGACCTTCGACTGCGATACGCCGCTGCACCTCGCGGCGAATCGGGGCTGGCATCCCGGCCGTGTGCTCGAGCGCCACGGCTGGACGCTGGTCGACGCGACCGACGACGACCTCGGCCGCGTGCGGGTCTGGAAACGGATGCTGCTCGAGGGCGCGCAGACGTCGAGCCTGCTGCTGTGCTCGTACAAGCTCGACCCGTTCTTTGACCCGACGATGGGGCTCATGGCGAACGGCCAGGCGCGCGGTCCGTGGCGCTTCCGCGCCAAACGCGGCGACTCGGATATCGGCCGCAGCCGCGCCATCCTGACGACCGGCTGGTGGGCGCAGACCGGCGACGACACGTTTTTGATGATCGACCACGACATCAGCTTCCGGCCCGACGACGCCGACCGCGCCGTGGAGCTGTGCCGCAACGGCTACGACATCGTGTGCGGCGCGTACCCGGTCCACAACGGCGAGCATTTCGCGTGCAAGACGCTGCCGGGTACGGAGACGATCCACTTCGGGCCGGGCCAGCCGCCGATTGAGGTGATGTACGCCGCGACCGGCTTTATGGCCGTGCATCGGCGGGTCATTGATGCGCTGGTCAAGACGATGCCGCTGTGCCACTCCGTGCAGCCGTGGGCGTACTACCCGCTGTTTCCGCAGCCGGTCGTCGCGGACGAAGCCGCCGGCGGGTGGGCGCGCCTGTCCGAAGATTGGGGCTTCTCGCACATTGCGCGTGAGGCCGGCTTCAAGGTGTGGCTCGACCCGCAGACCATCCTCAGCCACGGCTCGGACATCCCGATCAGCGTCATGAATATGGGCGCGATTCACGCCGCGATCGGCTGATCGCGATCACACTCCCGCAGTTCTGAGTTCGGAGGTCTCGCGCATGGCAGCAGCAGACTATTGCTTGCGCGGCGACCTGTCCGACGAGATGCAGGTGACCGATCCGAACGAGGACGCGCGCCTCGATCGCGCCATTACCGACGCCTCCCGCGTGGTCGACGCCTTCTGCTACCAGGAGCCCGGCGCGTTCGCCCCGCGGTCGCTGGTCAAGACCTTTGACGTCCAGCCGTCGGGACTCCACGGCCGCGGTCTCGGCCTGAGCCGCTGGGTTGATGCCTCCTCGCGCTGGCCGGGTTGGCTGCAGACGATGACGCTGTCGGTGCCCCCGCTGATCTCCGTTACCACCCTGAAAACGGACGGGGACGGCGACGGCGTGTACGAGCAAGTCTGGTCGCCGACCACGGACTACCTGCTGGCGCCGCGGAACCGCGAGACGAAGCGGCTCGTCGAGATCAATCAGGTGACCGGCAACTTCGAGTTTCCGCTCGGCCAGGCGCGCGTGCAGATCGACGGCTCCTGGGGCATCACCGAGGACGGCCTGACGCCGCATCCGATCCGCCGCGCGACCTTGCTGCTGGCGATGATTTACTACCGCCGACCGAGCAACGCGCCCAACAGTCAGGGCCTCGGCGGCGCCGCCTCACAGATCGGCTACACGGATATGGACGTCGCGGCGATCCTCTGGCGAGTCGCCGGCAAGTACCGGGAGCTGATCGTCGGCGTATGAACAACTCCCCGCCGAATCCGCTCCGCAAGAAAGCCAACCTGTTCGAGCACCTTGACTATCTCGCCAAGGCCGCCCTGTTCCTCATCGTCGAGGCACTCAACACGCGACTGAACATGGAGTCTCTCATGGCCACCGTTGCTGAACTGCAAGCCGCACTCGACGCCAACTCCGCTGCCACCGACGCGGCGGCAGCCGCCATCACCACCGAGATCGCGCAACTCGCCGCGGCCGTTGCCGCGCTGACGACCAGCGAGCCGCCCACCCAGGCGCAACTCGACGCGCTGAACGCCTCGACGGCCAAGCTCGAAGCCGCGACCGCCGCGCTCGACGCCGACGATCCCGCGCCGGCCGCGTAAAGCTATTTGCGATGGCCGGCATCAACCTGCGCGTGCAGATCGACGGAATCGACGCGCTGCTGCACCGCATGAATCGGACGCTGGCCACCGAGACCCGCGCGGCGCCGATGGAACGGCTGCGCAAACGCATCGCCGAACGCTTGGCGACATACCCGCCGCCGACGGGTGGCGATTACGAACGCACCGGCGACCTCGGCCGCGGCTGGGCGCAGGAGGGCGGCGTCCAGGTCGACGCGAGCGGCACGAACCAGTTTGCCGACCGCGTGAGCATGGAACTGCGCAACCCGGTCGAGTACGCGGCGTGGGTGCAGGACCCGGAGATGCAAGCGGGTGTCCACCGCGGCCGGTGGATCACAACTCAAGGCGCGATTGACGCGGAGACAGGACCGTTCATGAGCGACCTGCAGAACTCCATCGAAGGCGCGCTGGGCGGCGAATGACATGCTGCGCGACCGCGATTACAGCAGGCACCCCACGCGACGGCTACTCAAGGTTTCTTCGCCAGCGCCTCTCATCTATGGCTGACGAATGAATGGGACCGGGCGCATGTCTGTAGGCCCTGCCTCTGCGAAGCCCCACCTGTTTACCGGCGCAGCATTCCGAGTCTACCGTGAGGTTCGTTAGATGGCGCAGCAGACGCACGCGCAGATCATCGACGCGCTCGCGGCCATCGTGCGCGGCATTCGCGGCATCAACATCTCCTACGGATCGACCAACCTGCCGCAGTCGCTCGTCACGTTCCCCGCGGCGATGGTCCTGCTCGGCATGGACGACTACAACCGCATGGGCATCACCGAGTACGTCGTGCGGGTCTACGTTGCGCCGGTCGCCACGGGCAGCCCGTCAAAGGCGTACCAGGACTGCCTGAGCCTGTCGACGGACTTTCACACCACGTTCACGCCACTGCAATTCGTCGGCGACCGCTACGTCGACCGCCGCACGCTGACCACGCGGGCAGGCTTCGGGAATACCGGGTTCGGCGACACGATGAAATGGAGGAAGGCCGAGTTCTACGGGTTTGCTGTCCTCCTGCCGCTCCTCTCCTCAATACCCGGCAATTAGGCGCGCTTTCCCCACCGCGCCTCAGCACCTTTCCGTCCTGCAGCTGCCATGCGAGCGGAGTTGTAGACCCGCTTCGGGGCGTGCATTGTGCTGTGCGCACCGTGCGCCATGACAATCAGGTTCTTCGGCCGATTGTCGTTCTTGATGCCGTTGATGTGATGCACAACCTCGCCGCGCTGCAGGGGGCGGCCTAGCTTGGCTTCCATTACAAGCCGATGTTCCGCCACATAGCCATCCCTGTTGGCCAAGTGATGACCAGACGCATAGATGTAGACATAGCCCCTGTGCACGAGCCTGCCGCCCTTCCAATTTGGGGCTGCTGCTCCCATTAGTCCTGACGGATGGTGGAATTGCACAAAGGGAACTGGATGCCCCTTGAAATGCCGCCTCGTTGCGACGGTCCGCCTCGCTATTGAGGTCCGCTCCCCGCAACCGCATTCGCAGAATCCAGACGGTAACTCTTCAGGCGTAGGTATGCGCCGCTTTGGCCGCGTCGCTCCTCGATTCTGATGACCCGCGATAAATCGCGGCGTGTACCAGCGAAACCAGTTTTTCACAACCAGCAGGTGCCCGCATCCGCAGGCGCATTCGGGTGACTCTTTCACGAGTCAATTATAAGTGTATGGAGTAAACCTGTCATGGCCTTCAGCCCTGGGTTCAGCGCGACGCTCAGTGTGGGCGGAACAGATATCAGCCTCTTCATCAAAGACGTCAAGTTCAGCCCCGTCCGCAAAGACTTCCCGCTGCCGGTCCTCGGCGGCGGCGGCGTCAAGCACATTGTGGGCCCGGTCGCTACCAACATTGATGTTCAAGGATATATAGATGCAACGGCCACGGCCGTGTTCACGACGCACATGAACGAGACCGTGCCGACCTCGGCCGCGGTCATCTACAAGCCGCAGGGCGCGGCCGGCGGCACGCGGACCTGTACCGCGTTTGTCATCGACTACTCCGAGAACACCCCCGCGGAAGGTCCCGGCGAGTTTACGGCCAAACTGGGCGTCGACGGCCTGGTCGCGTACGCCTGATGTCCGGCGTCAAGATCGGTCCGTGCCGCGTCGCGGACGCGACCGGCACCCACGAACCCGGCGAAGTGCTCGGCGCCCCAACAGCGGCGCTGCTCGAGCTGGC